CCGCAAATATTGATGATAAAAATCCTACTCCAGATTTGGCTGAAGATAATGCCTTTTTCCCATCACCTTATTCACTAAGTCAATATACTGCTCCTAAAACCGATTACGACGGCACGACTTATTCAACGCCGTATGCGGGCAATAAAAAAGTTTTAATGATTGCAACTGATGAGCGTTACATCCAGATGCAAAACGGTAAGTTCTTTTCAACAGGCAACCATCCTGTAGAAATGCTTTTACCGATGTTTCATTTAGATAATGCAGGCTTTGAAATTGATATTGCGACACTTTCAGGGAACCCTGCCAAACTTGAAATGTGGGCGATGCCAAAGCAAGAACAAGTTGTATTAGACACCTTCCAGAAATATGCAGATAAATTAAAAAATCCATTAAAGCTAACTGATATTTTAGAAAATGCAGTGGGGGAAAACTCACCATATGCGGCTGTATTTATTCCGGGTGGGCATGGCGTATTAGCTAAAATCCCACATAGCCTTGAGGTGAAAAAAGTTCTTAAATGGGCAGTTGAACAAGACAAATTTATTATTACGTTATGTCATGGTCCAGCTGCATTACTTGCTGCTGCAGTAGATGAACAGCCAGAAAACTATATTTTTAAAGGTTATCAAATTTGTGTATTCCCTGACTCATTAGATAAGGGAGCAAATATTGATATTGGTTATATGCCTGGGGCTTTACCTTGGCTAGTGGGTGAAAACCTTGAAAAGCTCGGTGTCGAAATTTTAAATAAGGGCATTACAGGGCAATGTCATAGAGACCGTAAATTGCTAACTGGCGATAGTCCGCTTGCTTCTAATAATTTAGGAAAACTTGCAGCTGAAACATTGTTGGCTGAAGTGAAGGATTAAGTTAAGAAGTATGTGCGCCCTGCGGGACTCGAACCCACTCAGATAGTAAACAATCATACTCTATAAAGTTTCCATTGTTAAAAATCAATAACTTAACAATTTTCAATCTAATAGAATATGATTGTTTTACACCACATCCTGTCATAAAACCTGTCAGGATGTGTTGAGCTTAGCCATCTCAATTTTATTCTTATCGCCGTGCATCCATTTTGCATAACGCTTCATAAGCATTTGTAGGCTATGGCCCATTTGATCCGCTACAAACACGGGGTTTACGCCATCCATAAGCAACATTGTGGCGTAAGTGTGCCGAGTGTTATAAGCAGGTCTATGGCGGATTTTACAAGCCTTCATAGCATCGTTTAATCTGAAACGGGGCGGTCTTTCATCATAGAAAGGCAAGCCTGTTTCAGGGCAAATCATCACGTAATCTCTACTTAACCCAAGTTTCTGTATTTCCGTAAGTGCGCGTTTAGATCTATCATTCAAATAAACATCCCTTACGGTATGTGTCTTGGTTACAGATTTTTCATAACCTCTTACCCGGCTCTTACTAATACGCATTGTTCCATTGAACCAATCGATATCATTCCAGCGTAATGCGAATAATTCAGAAGGGCGGCAACCACACCAGAAGGCCAGCTCATAAAACCAGTAGTAAAGTCGGTTTTTACCTTCTAAATTTTTATCAAGCCATTTCAGTAGAGCATTCATTTCGTCTCTACTGAATGGATCTGGTATAGCTTGCTGGATCCTTTTGTTTTCGATCCCATGCATTGGATTATCTAAAATCACCTTACTATTCATTGCGACTTCAAATACACCACGCAAAGGTATTAAGCTGTTATTTAGGGTTTTTGCTGTCTTGAAGTTTTTATCGATAATCAAATCTCTTATTTCATCATTCGTGATTTGATTTATTGGCCGCAGGGCAAAGTGCGGCATCCAGTGGCAATTCAAGATTCTTGTATAGCCCTTTCTTGAATCTAGGTTTGCCTCGCACTGGCGCAAATACTTTTGTGCGATTTCCTGAAATAGCACCTCATTGCTATTAAGAATGAGGTGCATTTTATCAACCTTTTCTCCTTTGGCCTCTGCAATATCTTTATCGGTTAAAATTCCCCACTCAGCTTTAGTAATTAACTGACTTCTAATTTTAGCGGCTGCGCTAATACCTTCCGCAGTCGGGGGGTGTGGTAACGTGATGTTGTAGGCTTGTTTGTTTCGTTCAAAATAGATTTGGATTGCGCCTGCTCTAATCCGCACGCCTTTTGGTAGCGACTTTGCGCTTGCTCCGTCAGCCATTCGTTATAGCCTCTAATCGAATAGTAAATATTGCCGTCTTGCTTAGCCCAAACTTTATCCTCAGGCCACTTTTTTCGGCGATGAAATAGTTTTTGCTCTTCAATGCCTGTTAGCTTTGCAAACTGACTTGCATCAACCCAATCTATCGGGGTCAAGCCAAGTTCAAGTAAAGCTTCTAAAATTTCGTTTGGCATTTTCCCCTCCAGATTGTTAAAAGATTGAATTAAAATTTCTTACCATTAGCAAGTAATCGATTTTCAATTTTGTGATCTGCACGCTGCTTGTTGTATTCAAGTTTTTCTTGAATAGCGCCGTCCAGATCCAAACCCAACCCACCTGCCATATCACAGATACGAATCACAGCGTCAGCAAGCTCAACCTCAAGCATTGAGCGATGGGGTAATTTGTCGTCCATCAGGTTTTTGCGATGCCCCTCCATTGCTTCTGAAATTTCAGAGTGAATGAGACAAAGCATTTCCGGCACATTGCGTTTAGCTGGTTCGCCATTTTTAGAAGTAAGGCTTTCACCACTAGCTAAATCAGTCCACCAGCCAGCTTTTACGTTTTGCTCGTGGATTTTTTTAATTAAGTCTTTCATTTGATCAGGCTCCTAATAACCATATCTTTTTGCAAATTCTCGGCGATCTCTTGATTCGCTATCCACACCAAGCCATTGAGCAAAGTTTCCATCAAACCAATCAGCATTTAAAAACTCTTGGTATCGCTTTTGACCCGCAGTCATTGGGCGAATTTTTCCCATCTCAAGATATTCAACCTTCCAAGTAGGGTGGCAGTTGCGGATAACTCCGGGTTTATCCTCATCAAAGTTGACCCCTAAATAATTGCCACAATCCTTAGCAATTATTCCCGGCTTACCATCAACAATTACCCGCAAACCAACTTCTGCTTTTACACCATAGTTTTGATTAATCCATTCAAACGGCATCTGAAACCTCGCTTGATGCATCAACAGCGCTAGTCAATTCAAATCGGCGTTTTTTAACGAAGCCCATTAATTTCGCTTGAATTTCTGCTGGTTTTGCACCGACATCCACTTCGAGAATATCGAGGGCGGTTAAGTCTGGAGCAGTTTGAATTTGAACCATTAGGGACGGTGGTTCTTTTGGTTCGGGTTGTTTAAATTGCGTGAGTCGATAGTTAATAGCATCTAACAATGGTTTGCGCTGTTCCTCCGTCCAGTGTCGTGTATGGCTAACTAAATCATTTGCACTTTCTGGGGTAGTGGTTTGCTCCAAGTCATCCAGCAGGCTTTTTAATTCAGATTCATAGTTAGATTCCGCAGTAAGCTCTAAAACTGCCTCTTTAGGCTCGTCACCATCTTTAAAAAGCGTACCCAAAGCAAGTTCCACTTCTGATGGGTCTGGAATATCTGTGCTTACTTCGATTACTGAATCCTCGGACTGAGCATCCAAATTAATTACCAAGCTACCACCACTTATGCGAACAAATGCAACCGCATGTTTGATTACATTCAACTCGTTTAAATGGACCATTCCACGTTCTAAAAGCAATTTATCTTGCTTAGTGTCACGCCATTTAAATTGCTGGTAAGCCTTTTCAGTCAAGATAGAAGGGGAGTAACACGCGGTTCCTTTCTTTGGTGCTTCGCGGATTGGTTCAGGAACAAGCATTTCACCTATTTGTATTTCCCGTGGCTTTAGGGCAAATGCATAGTTTTCAAAAACCGTAAAGCTCCATTCATTCGGAAAAAATTCTGTCCAACCATTGTTATCAATAAGAAGTGGTTCGCCGTTTGCCCATGCAAGTTTTGCTTCGTTTTTATCTAATAATTTCATGCTCTTTCACCTATTTGATGAACTTCTTTATGTTCGGTAGCTGCAAAAATACTTACGTCTTTTGATTCCCTATAACCGTCAGACATAGCTGATAAAGCACGACCATCTTCGTGATCAAATCGCTGGAATCCTGTAAAATTTCCGTCCGGGTTAAAGTTTTCCATTTTGGTTTCTTGATACGCCTTAACTTGTTCTTTAATTTCCAAGTTAGGGTTTAAGTTTTTCACCTTCGAATAAACGTTTTGAACCCAACCGGAACAATACGCATCGGCTAATTTCGTTTTGTTTGTTCGTTTAAAACGAAATAGATTATTTTCGATATACTCTGCTCGGTTCTGCTTTAATTTTCGGTAAAGCACCTCAAAAGCATAATTGGCAATTTCAGGACCAGACCCAACACCAATAAATATCAGGTCTGAATTAAAATACTTGCAGTGAGCGATTACCGACATGCAATCCAATGCTTGCGCAATAGCACTATGTAAAGCTAAAACCCATTGAGCAGGTTTTTGCATTTTTAATTCATATGAAACTTCGCACACATCTGCTGCTTTAATATGTTTTTCATTAACGCCATGCTTTTGCATCAAGGCTTGCATTTGCTTGATCGCCAAAGCCGCCTCGTGCTCATTTGAGCTTTTAGACAATTCAAAGCAGCGTTTGATTTTTCTTAAAATCACCTCATCCATGTTCAACGCCCTCTTGTTTATCTAATTCTTTGCGCCGCTCTAAGCCTTGCTTGTGCCCACGGTTAAAGGCCTCAACTACTTCACTAGCTTGACCACCAACCGCACCCATCCACGCCAAGTGCTCAACAAAATCTAAAAAGACTTTTTTTGCATCTGGATTGTTTGGATTCTGTCTGTAGTTTGCTGAATATTCACAACCAGCCTCGGAGGTGTAGTTGAGCTTTGCTGAAAATTTAGCTAATCCCATTAAGCAGCCTCCTTTTCTGATTTGTTTTTTGCTTGTTGCGCTGCCAGATATTCAGAGCCTAAGATCTCGGTTAAATGGTCCAGTTTTAAGCTCGTATCTATATACATCCACCCATCGTGAACAAACCAACCGAAGCCGCTCATAATTAGGCTGCCCGCAGAAATTCCCAATGAGTTAAAAAATGGTTCAAGAGAAATCTTTTCGCCATTTGGGAAGTGTTTTTTTAACAAATCCGCATAGCGCTCTTTCTCTCTTTCCCACTCAGCTTTGTGCTCTTTCTTGGTTGCTCTTACACGAAGGTGGCTAATGCTGTAATAGTGAGAAGATGGCTTTCTCCAAACATGCAAATTCATTTTGTTTGCATTTTTAAATTGAAGACCAGCAAAAAAGATCTGGCTTCTATTATTTAAGACAACATCGGTAGCATCGTATTCTGCTGCAAAATTTTTAGCTGACTCATGCAATGCAGATTTATCTTTAAAGAACTGCACATGAGCCTGAATAGCTTCTGGTTTATTGGTTTTATAAAACATGATTAGCCACCTCGTACTATTGAATACAAAGCAATTAAACCGATAAACACTAAATACCCGATGAATAAAAAACCAAGCATTAGCAAAGTGTCTTTGAAGTTCGGCCAGAAGTGATCGCGCCAGCTATGCTGAAAATCTGCTGGCTGCGGCTGAGTGCAGCATGGGCGAGTCGTTTGACTCTGTTTTGTTTTTGCTTTCATATTGACCTCGTATTAAATGCCGCGCAGTGTTCGCCGTGCGGGGCTTTTGTTGTCTACGAGATAAAATTATCAAAAGATAATCTTGTTATCAATAGCAAATGATAAATAAATTTATCAAAAATGATAAATACTTGATTGTTAAGATAATAAAAAAGCCTGATAATTTATCAGGCTGATAATGTAATTTTTTATATATTTTATACTTCGCCACATCTCCAGCGAACCAAACCTTTTATTTGTATTGCTTCTAAATCTTCTTCGCTAATATGTTCATCTGGATATGTGTTTTTGTCTGGGTGATCGCTTACTATTCGTAAACCACCTCCAGACTTTCTAAATAGTCGTTTAATTCTTAATTCTTTATTTGCAACAAATGCATAAACTTTATCACTGATTACTTGATCAATAGTTTTAACACGCAGATCAGCCAAAATCACATCAGAGTGATTAATTGTAGGTTCCATGCTTCGACCATCACCAGTAATTACACCAGTATCCTGATGGCTCAAAGATAGGCCACATTTTCTAATGAAACTCTCTTTAAAAACCAAACCACCTTTAATCAATTCATCTTCATTTGTATAACCCAACCCACATGCAGCCTTGATGTCATACATTGGGATAATCACATAGTCACCAGTTGATTGAATATCAGTACCAACTGGACGGATAACGCCTTTCTCAATTTTACTTTTCCCGAAAGGGCTTGATTCATCCAAAGAGTCCAAAACATTTGGTTCTAAATTTAACTCTCTTTCAATTTGACGTGCTTTAGCTTCACTTACACCACGAGCGCCTTTTTGTTCTGGCTCCATAAGCATTTGTGATAGATAGGTTTTGTCAATTCCTACAGCAATCGCGAAGTCTTCTTGACGGTCATAAATTTTGTCAGAAGTTAGCTTGTCTATTAGCTTACGCAGATTCCTACGACGTATTTCTTTAAGATTCATGGATAAATAATTCATAAGCCAACTGATTATCAAATGATAACAATAAGAGATAAATTTAGCTAATTATCCTATTGCAATTAAAATTATCAAAAGATAAACTCAAATGATAAATTATTTATCAGTGGGTTTATCAATGGAAGTGGAAGTCTCAACCAAATCGCTTGCCGATTACCTTGATTCTTTGCCTAACAAAGAAGCCAAAGAGCAATTTGCAAAAAAATGTGGCTCAACCCTTGGTTACTTGCGTCTAGTTGTAAACAAGTTTCGTTTTTGTAGTGCAACTCTTGCAATCGCTATAGACAGAGAAAGTCACGGGAGAGTTAGTTGTGATGACTTATGTCCAAATGCAGATTTTGAATACTTGAGACGCAACCCAAAACCAAAGCGAACCGCATAAGAAACATTATTCATCTTCGCCGCATGTGCGTATACGTGAAATTTATAGAGGGATTCACATATGAGTGAAATCAACTTAAGCCAAGAGGCTAAAACAGCGATCTACAAGATGGTTCACCAATCACAGGGAATTACACCGCAAGCAATCGCAAATGTGTTGGGCGACTCGTACAAGAGCGTCCTTAATTATGCAAATCCAAACATGGAGACTCATTTACCAAGCATCAAAAAGCTTGAAGCAATGATTCAGTTTACTCGCAACCCGGCTTTGATTAAGGCTTGGGCGCACATGCTTGGTTTTGTATTAGTACCAGCTAAACAGGCTGATGAAAAAGCGCATGAAGTGAGCATCGTTGAAACCTTGCTGCATATCAATATCAACAATGGTCAAGCTAATCAGCAAGTTCATAACGTTTTAGAAGACGGGGTTGTAACGCCATCGGAATTGGCAGACACGGAAGCAATTTTAGAAGAGATGGAAAATCACATTCATCAGCTTCGACAAGCTCTTAAGTCAGCAGCTTCTAATTACATTTCTAAATCACAAAAAGAAAAAGCTTGATCGGCGAAATCAAGCTTTTGGTAATTCATTAATTTTCGAGGTCAATGAATATGAAATCTAATTTATCACAACACCCTTGCGAAAACAAATGCACTCAATTCAATGGGGAACAATGCCGCACTTGCTTGATTGGTGAAGATCTTGGCGATGATCGTTATATCGAAAATCACATTTCGGCAAATTGCAAAGTTTTTCACCCTGACGAATTAAAGCACCTCAATCGCGCGCATCAAGCAATAGGGGAAGTTTCATGAATAGTCAATTTCAATCCCAAGCTGATTACAAGCAAACAAGTCAGATCCAATCATTTTATGAACCAGCAATGGCGATTGTTGGCGAATTAATGGCGGTTAAAAAACGCAATTTAAAAAGTAAGGGTTATGACGAGAATAACGCCGCAATCACCAAAGAAGAGTTGCGCCAGTCTCTAATGTACCGTTTGCGCGTAAATCATTACATGGCATCTCAGATAGTCACCAGTTTAGCTAAATCTAATCATATCCGTGAGTTTGGGGGCTACGTTGCGCCCAAGGCTGGTGATAAATGAGATACAGAACTAATGAGGTTCAAATCAAAGCAGAGGATCCTAAATATCCGATTGCATTCGATGTTGAGTTAATTGCACCAGTACGCATTTATACAGCGGTTGAATTGGCAGCTATGCCACTTTCTCAAATGATCCGTTGTCGTGACGCCCAAGAAGAGTCTTACATCAACAATAAGAAACTATCGGGCAGAGCCAAGGATATTAAAGAGCGTCTTGATGCTGGTGAAAAATTAACGCTAGTGCTTGAAAAAAAACGTTCAAGAGTAACGCAGACTTATTTTATTGGCGAAGAGGTTGTCGGCAAGAAAATTGTCAAACAACTCGAAACACGCCGTTTTATAAGACTTCCGAAATTGGAGGTTGTAGCGTGAACGCAGCCATGAACCTATCGGAACTCAAAAACCATTCTCACACTTGTGTAGATCCACACAAGTGCGAAATCTGCCGTGCTTATGTTCAGCAGTCACACATTAGCAGCGTTCTTTTTGGCGCAATAGCGAAACTGGAGAAGAAGCATGGCTAATTTTATTTCTAACGCTTTTATGTTGCCAAATGACCTAATTGATAAGGGTTTTATGGCTCAAATGAAAGGAGCAGCTTTACCATGTTATTTGTTTATTGTACGTAAAACTCGCGGCTGGAATAAGACTGATGACGATATCAGTATTTCACAGTTAATCGAGGGCACTGGATACAAGAAAGATGCGGTTTTAGCTGGTATTGATATTTTGCTGGGATTAGGAATTATTGAGAAAATTACCTATGTAAATCGTCCATCAAATTACACTTTAACTGACAATATTATTGCTGTCGGAAAAACCGACACCGACCAATCTGCTGTCGGAAAAACAGATAGCGAAACCGAATCTGCTGTCGGAAAAACCGACACCAAAAGTGGTTCTGCTGTCGGAAAAACCGACAAGTTGCTGTCGGAAAAACCGACACACAATAACAATATAAAAACAAATACTAAAACAAAGGGAAATTACTCAGAAGATTTTGAGGTTTTCTGGAATGCATATCCAACTTGCAAACGTAAATCGGATAAATCAGGAACTTTCAAAACTTTTGAAAAACACATTCGAGTTATCTCACTTGAAAAACTCATTGCTGTTTTGAATGCACACAAGTTGGATTCATCTTGGATCAAAAACGATGGTGAATTTATTCCAGCTCCTTCGGCTTGGTTGAACAAAAAACATTGGGAAAATGATTTCTGGTTGAAAGCGGCTGGTTTGGTTGAGCAAAAACCAGAAGCGTCTGAATTACCCGGTTACGCAAATCAACAACGCCGTGTCCCAACTGTACCGAAGCGCTTTAAGGGGATGAACGCATGATTGAATTGTTTTCTATCCCAGTTGAGCAATCAGTGCTTGTGACGCTCATGACAATTGAGCAGGGCGCTGGTGAGTTTATTGATGTGCTCGATGTGACAGATTTTTACTCTGACCGTCACCAGATCATTTTTAAGCACATCAAGCAGCAGCACGAAAAAGGCGAAGGTCACAACGAGATTTTGATTTGGGAATTAATCCGCGCTCATTCGCTTGAGGTCAAAACGGTTCCTGAAAAATATCTTGTTGAGATTATGGGGTGTTCTGCAATTCCAACTTTGCTCAACAGCCATATCAAAAAACTTAAGGATTTCTCTACACGCCGTAAGATTCAGGATTTATCAAAAAATATCGGGGTGGTTGCGGTTGATACAGTTAGTTATAGCGCGGAGGCAGCATTAGACCGAGTTCAAACGCTTGTAGCGAACATGGAAAGCAATTCGCACGAAGACAGAACAATGTCTGCTGCTGATCTTTCAAAAGAGGTTTTAGCAAACCTTCTCGATATGCATGAAAAATTACATGCAGGCATCGAAATCAAGCGCGGGATCAAAACAGGGTTTATTGAGTTAGATAACAAACTTGATTGTATCGATACAACTGACCTAGTGATTATCGGTGCTCGTCCAAGTATGGGTAAAACCACACTAGCGCAAAACATCATGAGCGATGTTGCAGTAAACCAAGGTGAGCCAGTCTTGTTTATGTCTGGAGAAATGAACCGCGAGCAGATCATGCAGCGTCTTATTTCTGGTATTGGGCAAGTCGACTTAAAGAAAATCCGTTCTGGTCGTTTTACTTCTGAGGATGCAGGTTTAATTCATCGCGCAATGATGATTATTGCCGAGACAAAAATCGAAATTAACGACAAAGCCGCACCAAGCCTAAGCGACATACGCCGAGAAGCGCGCAGAATGCTGCGTAAGCACGGGAAAGTAGGCGCGATTATGGTTGACTACCTCCAGATAATGACACCGCCTCAGCGCACGGGGAACGCCGTACAAGAGATGGGTGATATTTCACGTGGTCTTAAGAAAATCGCAAAAGATTTTAATTGTCCGGTTATTGCATTGTCGCAGTTGAACCGATCTTTAGAAAACCGACCAAACAAAAGACCAGTTATGTCAGATCTTCGTGACTCAGGCCAGATTGAACAGGATGCGGATGTGATTTTGTTTATCTATCGCGATGAGGTTTACAACAAAGAGAGTAAAGACGCTGGTGTTGCAGAAATTATCGTTGGTAAAGCACGTAACGGAACAGTTGGGGCGATTCGTTTAGCTACTGACTTGGCTAGATCAACTTTTCTTGATTTGGATCCGCAGTATTACCAAGAAATGGCGATGGGAGAGTGATGCATGAAAAAGGAAATGGATTACAAAGAAATGATGGCCTTGCGTTGTGCCTATAACCACGGCCTAAGAAATCCAGAAACACGGGCCGCAGCCTGTTTATATGTAAACCTTGGTCGAGCAAAGATGCTTGAGCAATTTAAGAAAGAGTGTGAAGCAAAGCATGATGGGGTGAAGGGATGAGTTCAAGAAAAATCAAAGCCGAATTAAAGAAAAAGGGAATTATTCCTGATGACGTTTATTACGATCACAACAAGGATTGGGGTGGGTACACAGTTGATATATCCCATGCTGACTACGACAGGCTAGAAGAGAAAGGTTTTATTTTTAGAGGATCATTTGATGATTTAGCAGATGCTCTTGAATATATCGCGACTGTTCCAAGCCTCAAGGAGCCAAGCCAATGAAAGCACACTTATTTATAGATTTGTTTGGGATAGAAAAAGCCAATCGCGTAGTTGAGAACGTAGTTTTTGAAGCTACTTACTACTGTGAAAAAACAGGTAGTTATTACTCAAGTAAAAAGAATGATGCGGTAGAAATAAAAAGCCTAATCCAAGCGATACGCGAATACAAAAGCTTAGTTTCAGCTAAATCAGCATACGAAACAAGATTGACGCATTGGAATAAAGCATTGAACAGAGCCATCGTCGATCATGAATCAACCTGCCAACCAAAATGCGAACACGGGTATGACGTTGCATGCCTTATCTGTGGTTTTGGAACGGTCGATGGGGAGCGTATTTATCATAATAAGGGGAAAACAGCATGAATATTTTTGAAGCACTTGCATTAACGGTTTTAATTTCAATTGTATTGGGCTTAGTTATCGGTGTTTGGTTGCTTGTACAGCACATCAAAGGGCGTACAAAGGCAGAGCAAGAATTTTTAAAACGTCATGGTTTTGGATCTCATTTTAAGCAGCAACGCAAATGGGAGTCAGATTTCTTATATGGCAAAAAGAATAGTGATAACTCTGTACCAGAATCAATTCTTGAAGCTACTGAAAATCGCCGAGGTGATGAATGATCAAACCTAAGTGGGGTAGTTATCGTTTGCCAGTTGATAAAAACAAAACTGGCAAAAAACGGACTAATAGAGATCCTTCGCCTCAGATCCCAGCATTTTTAGTCAAGGGTTATAACTATGAGTGCCATGTTGATACTTTGCTTTGCTGTAGGGTGAATATCACACCGCCGTCTATAAACAATTACTGGCTTGATTCTGGGAAGGCTAGTAAGCGTTTAAGTAAGCGCGCTAATCATTTTGTCGAAGTGATGAAGCGTTTTGTGCAACCACTTCAATACATGGGTGATGTGCAGGTAATTATTGATTACCACATGCCGGATAAAAAAGTTAGAGATATCGATAACATTTTAAAACCTTGCCTTGATGCTTTAACCAAGTGCGGGCTTATTGGTGACGACTCTCAAGTAAAAAGCCTTTCAGTAAATGCCCGTCCAATTGTGGCGGGAGGTCAAATAGATATTCAAGTAAGAAAACATAACACAGGGGCTTAATAAGTATGAATGCAGCTACAGCAAGTCAAGGTCGTAAACATTTTACAGTTGCTATTGATTGGGAAGCACATCCGATTGAGTGGCATTTAGAGCAATACGGCTCATGGTTATTGTTAGACGGTAATTATGAAACCTATTTAGGTTCAAGAGGGATTCTGGGTCATGTGATTGATGCTGAGAATGGCGTGCAGGTAGATCGCCGTTTTAGAGCGCCACCACGTTGTAAGATTGATGTATTTCACGCAATGGCCGTTGAGGATCTTTTATCACATATGTTCCAAACAGAAAATGACAAGGTTAAGCAGTGGATTCGATGCGTTGTTATTTTTTATGTTGATTTCAAGAATGAAGAGGAGATTGCAAGAAAGCTCGGTGTGTCTGAGTATTCAGTACAGCGTGACAAAATGCTTGGGTTAGTTCGTATTGCATCTCGTTTTAAAATTCCATCTAAATTGATGGGATGATGTTGACAAGCCAGACTGCATTCTGATACTTTTCTGATAAGCTGGACGAAGTTAAGGTCGATCAGCATTGTTAAATAATCAAAGCTCACTTTTTAGTGAGCTTTTTTGTTGCCTAAGATTTGAGTATTTTAGGTAAACTAAATTGGTGGCTAGGCTGATCACCGAACGCTGTTTAACCTGAACAGTTGCCACTTTCCTTTCAGGTTTTGCAGAGGTGCATATGAGCAATCTAAAAGAATACTTAAAAAATAATTTCGAGATAATGAAACTAGATGAGCTGGGGAGAAGTGGGAGTTATTCAACATTCAGAAAAAAAGATGGGCTTTATACTATTTCTATTTTATTTGATTGTGATTTAGAAGGAACACTAAAAGAAATACAGGTAAGCCTTACTGATGAAGAAAACCGCCATACTAAACTTTATAAACCTGAGTTTGTAGAGCACATGATTCAACACGAGGTTTCAGAAGGTCAGATTTTGGCTGAGTTAAGCGAAAGGGTTAAATCAGAATTTCAGCAAAAATATAAAACTGATCTAGTAAAAAGATTCGGTGGTGTTGAAGCGGTAGAGACAGCTTCTTGGAAAATGGCAATGGACGATGTTTATTGCTGGGAGCTTGATAAGTGGGTAACACAAGGTTATTGGAAAGCTAATCTGAGAGATACCCATACAGGTGTAACTTTAAGAGATTTAGTGATAGCTGCAAGAATTTAATCAAATTGTTTAGAGCCTCCTTCGGGAGGTTTTTGTTGGCCGGACGGATTACGGCATATATGGCCCCGCTGAATACTAGTTATTGGCGGGGCTTTTCTTTTTCTGGAGTGTGTCTATGGCTGACAAATCAGAAGTTAAAAAGGATCTGGATTTTTGTTCGTGTGAGCTTGAGAAATATCAAAACCTTTCACGCACTGGTCTATCTCGTGATGAGCTAATCACTATTGATTCAATTATCGTTCGTTTAAAAGGGCGTATTAATAATTTGAGGACCCTTAACGAGGGAGAGCCAAAACGTGGATGATCAGAAAACATTTGCTGAAATTGCTCTTGAGCTTGCAAAACAAAATATAGAGCTGATTAAGCAGACAAATAAATTGATTGAGCAAAACACAGTAATCGTTCAAATCAATGCGGAACAATCGGCACAGCTCAGTGAAGTGTTGGCAATGTTTGAAGATGGCGAGCCAGAGCAAAAGGCCAAATCATTGGATGGGTGAGGGTTAAAAAATGTTCAATTATTTCAAAAGACCAATTGTTATAAATTTTACAGTTGAGCAGATCCACCCAGATTCAAAGCTAAGCATTATTAAAACTACTAAGCCAGTACCAATTGAAGTGGTTGAGGCTGTGGCTAGAGCTTGGAAAGAAACGGGTGTGCAACAAAAAGCGGTTGTAGTTGGTGAAGATTTTAAAATCGAAAACTTAACCGATGATGATCTAAAACGGATTGGCTTAATGAGGATTAAAACCGATGCCTAGAATAGCAAGCATTATCCCACCAGTGACCAAGGGAAAAGTTACCTCAACACAAGGTACAAAGGTTCTACTTGATAATGGCGAGTATCTCCAACATGTAAACAAAATCACTTTAGTGGCCGAACCGGGTCAACCGTGGAAGGCGGTCATTGAGGTGCACCCAACCAATCAAGATCAAATTGATGCTTTGTTAGCTGATATTGAAGTGGTCAAGCGTAATGATGCTTTTAACCGTTTGCATGAGATACAAAAGGAAATGCAACGCCTTCAAGATGAGAAGCTCTTTCTTGAACATAAGCATCTATCAAAGGCTACTGGTGTTTCGGTAGATGGCGTTAAAAATGTACCAAAAGAAGGAACGTGGTTGTTAGAAGAAGGTGAAAAGATCTTATCTCTACCTGACATCAAAGATGCTAAAGAAATCTTGGAGAAGTTTTCTTTGCATGGTTCGTGTAGTGCTACTCCAGATTTAAAAGGTAATGATAAATGTCAAGACCATGCCGAGAGTACGGATGTAGAAACGTAGTTAAGTCTGCAAGTCAGAAAGGCTATTGCGATGATCATGCACAAAAGCGAAGTGGCTGGGGAAAGCGACAAGATCGAACAGGATCCACCACCGAGCGTGGTTATGGTCATGCATGGCGTAAGTTGCGTGAAAGTATTTTAGAGCGTGATGGTTATCTATGTGTGCAATGCCGCGCCGTTGGTCGTATATCACCAGCAACAGACGTTGACCATATCAAGGCTAAAGCGTTTGGCGGTAGTGATGAGCCAGATAACCTACAAAGCCTTTGTGGAGCTTGCCATAAAGAGAAGACAGCGAAGGAGAGCGGCTAATGATTATTACAGGATCTATTCATATCTCATTCAAAGATGAATGTAATTGCGTTGGTTGTTTTTATACACGTAAGCACGGTGGTTATATGCCTTGTCAAAAGAATTGTTCTATCAACAAGCAGAACAAGGCAATCAATGGACAACCAATACAACCTCCAAAGAAACCATAAAAAGGCAGTTAAAAATGAGACGAGTATCTATAGTCGGCCAAATAGCAAGCCGCTCTGCGAATCGACTTTACGAACAAAAGTTAAAACCATTTTTTGATGAGATTAAGCAGAAAGATGCCAAAGAGGTTTTTGCCTCTACGTTAATGCTGAAAGCATCTGCTGAATTATTTCATTTGCTTGGCCCTAACTATGAAGATCATGTTGATAATTTGGTTTTGATAATGAAAGAGCAGGCAAAGGCAGCAAGAAAAACTAAGGTGTAAAAATGCACAAAAATGGTGCAGAAATCGCAGTGTTGGGGAGGGGTGGGGTAAAAGTTCAGGCCCTTAGCCTAAATGACCGCCCCCCTAGTCACATTTTTACGCACGCGAAATTAAAAATTTAAAGGGTTGACAAAATGGGTGGAATTGCGTCTGTGCCGGGGAGGGGTAGAAAAGCCAAGCCAGTTGAAACAAAACGAGCATCCGGCAATGTCGGAAAACGTCCATTAAATAATAATGCGCCTGAATTTTCGGAGGTCACAAATATCGATGTTCCTTCTTATATGGAGAGACTAGAGTTTGCGCCAATGATATGGAAATCAATTGTTCCAGAACTTTTAAAAAATAAAGTCCTTCGAATAACGGATATGCACAACGTTGAAGGGTTTTGTTTGGCTTATGAAAACTGGAGAAAATCCCAAAGTGAAGTCCAGATCAACGGCATTGTGGTGGCTGGTGCTCAAGGTGGACCAGTTAAAAACCCAGCTCTTACAGCCATGAATGAAGCAGCCAGACAAATGACTATGTTTGGTGCTTTGCTTGGGTTGGATCCTGCATCACGAAATAGAATTACTGGTTCTGGGCAAAAGAAAAAAGGTAATGCATTTGCTGGGGTCTTAGAAATGTGAGGATTTGAATGGCTGCTATATATCCCAATGTTGACGCTGCCAACAAATGGGCGAAAGCAGTTATTGCTGGCAAAATTCCCGCCTGTAAGTGGGTAAAATTAGCTTGTCAACGTCACATAGATGACTTAAAAAAATCAAAAAAACGCGATTATCCTTATAAATTCGAACCAAGACTTGCAGAAAAAAAGATTCTTTTTGTTGAATTATTACCTCACACAAAGGGGGAGTGGGCTTTAAAAAGACTCACAATTTCTTTAGAAGATTGGCAAAAATTTGGGATAGCAGTAACTTTTGGCTGGGTTAGAAAAAAAGACGGTTATCGGAGATTCAGAGAGAGTTACTGGGAAGTCCCACGAAAAAATGGTAAGTCAGCAATTGCTGCTGGTGTCGCGTTGAATATGTTTTGTAATGACGGTGAGTTTGGTTCTGAGGTTTATTCAGGGGCTACCACCGAGAAACAAGCGTGGGAAGTTTTCAAACCAGCAAGGCTTATGGCGAATAGGTCTCCTGATTTGCTTGAAGCCACTGGTATTGTTGTTAATGCGGCAAGTTTGGAAATCCCAACAGATGGGTCTATTTTTGAGCCGTTAATTGGAGATCCACCAGACGGCCAGTCACCACACTGTGCAATCGTTGATGAATATCATGAGCATATTGACTCACGTCTTTATGACACGATGCAAACTGGTATGGGTGCTCGCCGTCAACCTCTTATTTTTACGATTACAACTGCTGGATTTAATATTGAGGGGCCTTGCTATGACTTGCGTGATCGAGTTATGCAAATGCTCATGGGTGTTATTGAAGACGACGAGTTGTTTGGGTGGATATGGACTATTGACGAGGATGACGACTGGACAGATCCGAAGGTTTTGCAGAAAGCTAACCCTAATTATGATGTTTCTGTTTATGCCGATTACCTTGAATCACAGCAAAAAAAAGCGGTTCAACATCCATCGCGCCAAAATACTTTTAAAACAAAACATCTAAATGTTTGGGTATCCGCAAGAACTGCATTTTTCAATATTGAAAAATGGAAGGCATGTGGAAATAAAGATTTAGTTATTGAAGATTTCAAAGCAGTTCCTTGTTTAATTTGTGCTGACTTAGCATCAAGAATTGACTTGGCCGCGGCAGTAAATTTGTTTTATCGCCGTGAAAGTGACGGAAAAATTCACTACTACTGCATAGCTCCAAAATTCTATATTCCAGAAGACACAATCTTTAACGGTGAAGAAAAGCAGGTTATTAAGCTTTATCAAAAATGGCACAACATGGGGCTAATTGATGCACATGACACGGCTGAAAATGATCTTAATAAAATTGCTGAGGACATTACCGATATGGCCCAACACGTGGCTTTATCAGAAGTTCCGCTTGATGAATGGGGCGGCTTCCAGATTGTGAGTAAGGTGGAAGAAAAGGGATATACAGCAGTAAAGATCCCAAAAACAACTAAGTCTTTTTCTCCAGCTATGCGCGAATTAGAAGCAGCAATTGCAGCAAAACGTTTTCACCATGATGGCAACCCGATTTTGACTTGGATGATAAGTAATATCGTTGCCAAGCCTGATGCTAATGACAACGTTTTTCCACGTAAGCCAAATAATTCCAAAAAAATCGATGGGGGTATTGCTCTATTGATGGGAATTAATCGCGCCATGATTTTGGCAGGTGAGGCTGATCCAAATGACTTTTATGATGATCCAATTATGGTGGGTGTATGACAAAGAAACCAAACCGCTTAGCCAAAGCGGCTAAAGCGGCTTTGCGGTTTCTGGGGCTAAATGGACAATTCAGCCTAACCCCTGATGTGCTCCAAAACTTACAGAGCACAGCTAGTGGTAAGTTTGTAACAGTAGATTCGGCGCTTCAATTGAGCGCCGTTTTTGCATGTGTGCGGCTTGTATCGGAAACCGTCTCAACATTGCCACTAAAACTTTATAAAGCAAATCCAGATGGAAGCAGTTCATTAGCAAGAAATCACCCGCTTTATAATGTGTTGTGTAGCTCTCCTAACTACGAAATGACCCAGAGTCGTTTTTTGCTATTTATAGTTGTAAGCATTGTTTTGTGGGGTAATTCATTTACAGAAATTATTCGCAGTGCAAATGGGAAAAGGATTATTTCCTTGGATCCTTTATTACCTCAAAACATGCAAGTGATCAGAAATAAAGTAAGCGGAGCTTTAGAGTATTTTTACACAGTTGAGGGTGTGCGCCGCCAGATTAATGAAAAAGACATAATGCACATTAGAAGTTTTGGTATTGATGGGGTGATGGGTATTTTCACCATTTCAAAAGGCCGTGAAACTTTCGGGACCGCAATGTCTGCTGAGCAAACAGCGGCAAAGTTTTTCGAAAACGGTTTACAAACTTCTGGGATATTGAGCACTGACAAAACAAATACTCCAGAACAAAGGCAGCAACTCAAAAAGAATATTGAAACCTTTATGGGTTCAAAAAATGCTGGAAAGGTAATGGTTCTTGAAAATGGTTACACCTATAACGGTATCACCATGAACCCAGAAGCGGCACAAATGCTTGAAACAAGAAGTTTTGAGATTGAGGAAATTTGCCGCTGGTTCCGCGTACCTCCTTTTATGATTGGTCATTTAGATAAGCAAAGCTCTTGGGCAGCATCCGCAGAGGCCCAAGATTTGCAATTTTTAAAATACTCATTGCGCCCCTTGCTTGTAAACATTGAGCAAGAAATCTCACGTTGTTTAATAGGCCGCACTGAAAGCGATATTTATTTTGTGAGCTTCAATATTGAAGGTTTATTGAGAGCTGATAGTAAAACTCGTTCTGAATACTACGCATCTGCCTCTACAAATGGCTGGATGAATCGAAATGAGATTCGGGCAAAAGAGAATTTGCCACCTATACCGGGTGGGGAAGTTTACACAATTCAATCTGCATTAATTCCGCTGGACCAAGTTGGAACAAATTACAAAAAGGGGATTACCGATGGGTAAGCGAAACCAATTACCTAAAGCTGAATTTAAGGCTGAAAAACACGGGTTTTCTATGCCACTTGCGCTTGATCGTTGGAATCCAGCAATTAAGGCGGCAGAGCAAAGTGATAACACTATTAGCATTATGGACCCCATTGGCTATGACTGGTGGACTGATACGGGTGTTACAGCTAAGCGAATAAGTGCAGCTCTAAGTTCAATGAATGGATCTGATGTTGTGGTGAATATCAATTCACCGGGTGGCGATGTTTTTGAAGGGCTAACAATTTACAACCTGCTTCGAGAATATGAGGGTCATGTTACTGTCCGGGTGCTTGGCCTTGCTGCTTCGGCTGCTTCTTTTATTGCAATGGCCGCAGATGAGATCCAGATCGCGCGAGCAGGCTTTTTCATGATTCATAATGCTTGGACAGGGGTCTGGGGTAATCGCAACGATATGCGAGAAACAGCGGACTTTCTGGAGCAGATTGACGAAACCATTGCAGATATCTACAGCATCCGTACAGGTTTAACTATTGATGAATTAAAAGCTCAGATGGATAAAGAGGCGTGGATTAACGGGAAAAACTCAGTTGAGCAAGGTTTTGCTGATAGTTACCTTGATTCAGATGCCGTTGAAGAGTCCACAAGTAATTCAACACGAGATCGAATTGCAGCGCACAAAATAGATTTAATCATGGCTAAAGCTGGAGTAAGTCGAAATGATCGCCGCAACCTAATGAAAGATTTTAAGGGCACGCCAAGCGCTGCCAAAGAAGAAACTACGCCAAGCGCTAGTATTGATTTATCCGGCTTAATAAAAGACATGCAAGACGCTGCTCGAAAATTCTAAGCCAATATTCCATTAATTCATAACCACCCTTTGAGGTGGTTTTTTTGTGAGTAAAATTTATGTCTAACCTTACTAACGACCAAGCAGCGGAACAACTTAAGCAAGTAAATGCGTCACTTAAAGAACTAAATGAGACAGTCAAACCAATTGCTGAAAATGCTTTAAAAGAAGCTAAAAATGCTGGTGAGCTTTCTAAAAAAACGAAACAAGAAGTTGATGAAAAGTTAACAGATCTCAATCTTCTTCGCCAAACTCAAAATGAGTTACAAACTCAATTGGGTGAAGCTGAGCAAATGTTTGCTCGAATTGGTAAAAATGGCAACAATAATAACGGTGCATATGATCGCGCTGGTGATTTAGTTGTTAAAGATGAGTCTTTAATAGATTTTACAAAAGATGTTCGTTCTGGTCAGCGCTTAAATGTGAATGTACCACGTAATGCTTTGATTTCGTTCGCTGTAAATCCAGTTGATGGCACTACTCCGATTATTGCAAAGCCGAATCAGCGCTTAACAATTCGTGACTTACTCGCACCGGGTCGCACTGGTTCAAATGCTATCGCTTATTTGCGTGAAACTGGATTTACCAATAATGCTGCACTGGTTCCTGAAAACACAACTAAGCCTTACTCAGAAATCGATTTTGAAGAAGTGCTAGAAAGTGTCAAAACTATTGCTCACATGTTGAAAGCATCAAAGCAAATTCTTGATGACTTGCCTCAATTACAAAGCTTCATCAATAACCGTATGTTAAATGGCTTGAAGCGTGCAGAAGACACTCAGCTTTTATTTGGCTCAGGGGTTGGGAATAACCTAAACGGTATTTATACCCAAGCAACGGCATATAGTGCGCCAATCACCACTGCGAACCCAACCAAGGTGGACATTATTCGCTTAGCTATGCTTCAAGCTGCATTAGCTGAGTATTACGCCACGGGTACAGTTTTACACTCTAAGGATTGGACCGCTATCCAACTTCTTAAAGACACTACTGGTGCTTACTTGTTTACTAGTCCATTTGGAACCATGACTCCGTCATTGTGGGGCTTGCCAGTAGCAGAAACAAATCAGGCAGGCTTAGATGGAAAATTCTTAACTGGTGCTTTTGCAGAAGGTGCTCAAATCTTTGATCGTGAAGATGCAAATGTGGTGATTTCTACAGAAAACCAAGATGACTTTGAAAAGAACATGATTTCTGTTCGTTGTGAAGAGCGTCTTGCACTTGCTGTGTATCGCCCAGAAGCATTCGTGAAAGGTACTTTCCCAGTACCAGCACCATAATTTGAATATGAGAGGGTTAACACCCTCTCTTCTTTTGGAGTAACAAAAGCATGAAAGTTAAATTTCTTGATGTAATCCAGATGGGGACTCATCTTTTTAAATCTGGTGAGGTTGGCGAGTTCTCACATCAAACGGCCGAAGAGCTTATCAAAAAAGGTTTGGCTGTTTTGGAAGATGGTAATGAATCAATTGAAACTGATCCAGAACAAAAGCCAAAAACTGGTAAGGGTGGTAAAGGTAAAAATGCAGAGCCACCAAAAGAGGAAAAAGGTGCTAATGGTGATGAAACCAAAGGTTCAGATGCTGGGTCCAATAGTTCAGAAGATGTAAAAAAATCTGATGAAAACACGCAGACACCAAACGAAGAAACAAAACCAGAATAATTAGGGCAATGTCATGTCAGTGATTTCAATAAATAGGGCTATGGCTCACTTGCGTGTCGATGAAGACATTGACAATGACATTGCAAGTAAACTGGACTCAGCAGAGCGAATAGCTAAAGAATATTTAAATAGGAACTTTTATTTAGACAAAGCTGCACTGGATTTGGCTAAAGAAGAAATACCTTTAATTCTTTCTGAGGCAAAAACTCAGTATGACCAAGATGTAAGTTTTGCAAATGCACTTGATAGAGAATTGGTCGATAAATTTATTCTGACAGCCTCACTTAATTACGATACAGCAATTCGTCAAGCAAAGATGATCAGCCTTGGGATTCTTGTTAATCCATCAATCGAAATCGGGGTATTACTTATCTTGGGAAATCTTTATGAAAATAGAGAGGACTTAACAACGTCTAACATATACGAGCTTCCGAAAGGGGCTGAGTGGCACTTACACCCGTTCCGTACTGAATTGGGGGTGAGCTAATGCAAGCAGGAAAACTCAAACATCGTATTACAGTACAAAGATCTATCAATACACAGGATCCGGTAACAGGAAAACTGATACAAAACTGGCAAAATTTTAAAACTATTTTTGCAGAAGTTACCGATCTTTCAACCCGCGACCATATAGCAGCTAAGGCTGCCAATAGCACAATTCAGGCTCGTGCAAAAGTTCGCTATAGCGGAACCACTAAGCTAATAGATAGCACTATGCGAGTCCTTTTTGATGGGTACTTTTACAAGATTGATGGTACTCCTATGCGAGATCCAGACTCGCGCCGTGAATACCTAACTATAAATTTATCCACTGGGGATAAAGCATGGAATGGGTGATTTATGGAAAACGAAATTCATGGCTTAGAGCCAGCGTTAAGAAAAATGCGGGCAATTGGTAATGATAAGACAGTAAAACGAATTGCAAGAAAAGCAATGCGTAAAGGCATGAATCTTGTTCGAGATAAAGCAAGGGCCAAGGTTAAACAGCTAGATGATCCATCAACCCCACAAAAAATCTGGAAAGAGATTGTTGTTCAAAATGGCCGCAGCAGAAATAAAAATTATTTAGTTATGAGGGTTGGGGTGCGTGGTGGTGCTCGTGTTCCTTATACAAATAATGCTCAAAATAGACGGGCTGGTCGAGTTGGTAAAACTTATCAGATTGATTTAAGCGTTTTTTATTGGCGATTTCTTGAATTTGGAACCAGTAGACAACCTGCTACCCCATTTTTACGTCCAGCACTTTACGAAAATATTGAGCAAGTCACAGATATATTTGTTCAAGTTTTTAAGTTTGAGCTAGATGTTGTTTTAGGTGCTGCTTAATGATTGATATCCCAATATTTAAAATAGCTAAAGCCGATCCAGTCGTGAGATCTCTTCTTGAAAGTAATGATATTTTGAGGGTGTGGCGTTTTGGAAAGGCTCCAGAGCAGCCAGAAGCCCCCTATGTCACATGGCAAACGATAACAGGCGGCTCTAGTAATAATCTTGATTCAAGACCTGATTCTGACAGTGTAATTATTCAAATTGATATATATGCAACTGACGAAGATGTTGTTGATCAAGTTGCAAAAGCATTACGCTTTGCGATTGAGCTTGATTGTTATGTGGTTCGATATGGCGAATCAGATGAAGACTCGGTGACTGGTATGCCACATTTATCATTTGATGTAAGTTGGATTGTGAATAGGAATTAAAAATGAAATTACCTATTGTTGAGTTGACTATATCACTATTGATATTCCTATGTTTTGCATTTCTAGGTTTTGAAATTTGGAAAGAATTTACGAGTCAAAAAATTGAATTAAATAAAAATGAATGGATTTACTCAAAATATGACGTGTCTGTTCAGAACATTATGATTGGCGGGAAATTAATGCCTCAAGCAATTAATAAATGTGTCGAATATAAACTTAGATAGAAAATAAACCTTTTCAGTAAGCACCCAAACGGGTGCTTTTTTTATGCCAAAAATTAAGGAGCGCGCTTAATGGCTAATGTTAAAACGCAAGGTACACAGGTATTTACTGTAATTGATGGGCAAGTAGTTCGTTTTGTTTGTATGAAGAAAATTGCCTTCGGTCAAGATTCGTTCAGTAAATTAGACGTTACCTGTCTTGAGGCCGATACCAAAGAGTATGAACGCGGTATGCGAGATCCGGGAGAAGGGTCATTCGGCATTGATTATAATGACACGAACACAAGTCATGACAAATTAGCCGAAATTGCTGAGTCTGGTGAAAAGCTAGATTGGTATGTAGGTTCGGGTAACTCAAAAACCGCTCCAACTTATGATGCAACAACTGGTATTGACCTTCCTGATGATCGTACTTGGTTATCATTCAAGGGATATTTGAATGATGCAGCCCCTAATGATATCGAAGTGGATGCAGTTTGGGGTTATGAATATAACCTTGTGCGCACTTCAAAAGTAACCCGAACTAAACGCACGGTGGCCCCATAATGACAAAGTCGAACATCAAAGCATTTAAAAAAGTCACCAAAATTGGCGCACCCGTTGAACGAACTGTTAAATGGGTTGTGGAGGTAACAGAAGAAAATATTGATTTTCTTACCAAACAGCTTGAACGTGAATTAACTCTAGGTGAAAAAGCAGAAGTAGAGGGGCAAGTTTTTATTAAAAAGCTGGCCTTTAATGACCTTCATGAAATTTCAAAAGCTTATGATTGGGAAATTAATGAAGAAAATATTGCTGAATCAAAGCTTAAATCAGTAAGTGTTAAGCGTATGCAAGCGGGGCATTTACTTGGTTCGGTGTGTGAAGATGCAAAAGGCACGCCGTTCTTTCAATCTGTTCAAGATGTACTTGATTCTGAAATCCCTTTCATTGAGTCACTTTATGCAGTGGCCGATGAAGTGAATAACTTCATGGGAAAGTCACGGAAGAAGAACTTGACGAATACGAATTCTGGTGCGAACTTGCCCTTGGAATCGGAATTACCATTGAAGAAGCGCAGCAAAAGATAAGCTTAAAAGAGCTTAGGATCTGGAGAGCCTACCGCATGAGACGAGGCTCTCTTTTTCTTGGCCGTAGGATTGAGCAGGCTATAGGTAATTTGGCTGCAATTTATATCAGAAGCCATTCTAAAAACCCTGAGCAAGTTGATGCTTTGTCTTTCATGCCTCATGAGAAGAAAGAGGAGCTTAGCTTGGCAGAATATTTAGAAAGATTGGTAGAGGAATAGTCTATTTTCTATGACAACGAATACGCCATTTGTTAGATTAAGCAAAATTTCATAACAAATGGTGTGCTCATGAAAAAATTTATTTTTCTATTTATTACTTTGTTTAGTGTTACGGTCTCAGCGCAACAAGTTCCTATAAGTGAATATGTGGAAGTTGTAGAGCTTCCAAATATGGCAAAAAAACAAATTTTCGATTCTTCTAAAATTTGGATAGCTAAGTCGTTTAAGTCTGCAAACTCAGTCATTCAATACGAGGATGCAGCAACAGGAACCATCATAGGTAAGGGAAATATGCAATTTCCTTGTCAGGGTACTTGGAGTTGTATGGCGCGCAAGGACGACTTGTTAGTTTTTACTATCAAAGTAGATACCAAAGACAATAAGGCGCGCATCTCTTTTAATGATATGAGTTTAAAAATTAATACCAAAGGTACAACTAAGTTTGTAGCTGCGGGGCAAGAATTCCAGACTGTACCTGAAAAAGACAATGAAGTAATTCAAGCTGGATTAAAAAGCGTTGTTCAAGATTTCAAAAATGGAATTCAAACTGAGTCATCCAATAAAGATTGGTAGTTTATATCTAGTCAAAAACCCCGCTTTAAGTGGGGTTTTTTATTGCCGGGAGTAAAGTAAATGGCTGCTAGTTCTTTAGGTCGTTTAACACTTGATCTGGTTGCAAAAGTTGGTTCATTTGTTAACGGTATGAGCCAAGCAGAACGAAAAGCAAAAGAAACTTCAGACAATATAAAGAAGTCTTTTAAAAGTTTTGGTGATCAAATACAAGATGCAATTGGCGGTACTCAAATTGGATCTGCAATTGAAGGGATTACTGGCAAGTTGGGGGCTTTGCGTGGTGGTGTTGTAATGGCTGGGGCTGCACTTGCTGGGATGGCTGTAGGCGGCACAGTTCTAGCCGCTGGCGCTCTTGGGCAAATGGCAATTGAATTAGCAAAGGCAGATGCACAGCTAAATCAATTATCAAGAAGAGCTGTAACTTCTGCTGAAAATTTCCAAATTGTAGCAGGGGCTGCAAGTGCCTTTGGTGTTGAGCAAGAAAAGCTAAGTGATATTTTGGCTGATACCTCTGAGAAGCTGGGCGAATATACCTCAACAAAAGGGGGCGGGGCAAAAGACTTCTTTGAAATGCTCGCCAACAACACAAAAATGTCAGCAAAAGAGATTGATGATTTTGCAAAAAAGCTCTCAACAATGGATACGGTTGATGCATTAGGCCAAATTACTACCAAGCTGGATGACATGGGCGCAACCGCAGCCGAAAAGCGCTTTGTATTGGAGTCACTAGCAAGTGATTTGGGTGATTTAGCACCATTATTTGCAAATAATTCGGCGCTAGTGAAAGAGTATGGCGATCAGTTGCGAGAAGCTGGAGTTGTAAGAACTCAAGAAAGTATTGATAAGTCATTACTATTAAACGCACAAACACAAGCTTTAGGCACCCAGTTTCAAGGTTTCAAGAATCAATTAGCTAGTCAAGTAACTCCAATCTTAAGTAATTTAATTCAATACTTTGTTGATGGGGCTGTTAAAAGCGGTAGCTTTGGTACAGTCTTAAATACGGTTGGTTTAATTGCTAAGGTGGTTGGGGGAGCAATCATTGGTGTGGCAAGTGCTATATCAGTGGTTATTCAGGCGATCGTTGGATTTTTTAAAATTGGAAACCAAGTATTGACCTCCGCAAGAGGAATGATCGTAGGTGGTTCATTTGCTGAAAAATTCGAGGCTCTTAAATCTGGATTTGAAAATAGTAAAAATATTTGGGTTGATACAGCAGCAGGTATAGGTCAAACAATTGACGGTGCAACTAAATTCACCAGCAATATTATTAATGACACCATGCCAGCTTTAAATGGACTTTCAGCTGCGCAGCTTAAAGTTAATCAGGCAAATTTAGCAAACTCAAAAAGCACAATAACTGATACTGAAACGGCAAAGGAAAATGCTAAAGCCAAAGCCGAACAAGCAAAAGCAGCAGCCAAAGCAGCTAAGGCGCAAGAAGATTTAAATAAGATGGTTGGAGCTTCGGCTTTAAGTGGTTTGCGCATTAAAGGTCAAGAGTCTATTGCGGGCGGTCAAGTTAGAGCATACACAGCGAACTTTGCCCAAATGACGCAATCAGCATTGGGTAAAGGCTTAAATAGATTTACCGCATTTAATGACCTTTATCACAAAGGAACTAATAGTAAACATGCTACTGGTAATGCTTTTGACTTCACGCTTGATGATGCGAAAAAATCTGGGGCAGCGGTCTCACAGCTTGAGCAGATAGCTAAAAGATATGGCTTTGTTATTAAGGTTCTTGATGAATATAAAAACCCATCAAAACGTGCAACTGGTGGTCATATCCACGTTTCAGTTCTTGGTTATAAAGGAACAGCTGATGCATTGAAAGATGCAAATGCTGAGCTTGATATTGTTCAAAAGGCAAATGATGAGGCTGCGAGAATTCAGGAGGAGCGTGAAAAACGGCAACTCGCTATAACTGCCAAATATGCCACACCAGAACAGAAAATTGCATTAGACAATGCTGAGGCCATTAAAAACATAAAGTTAGCTTATGCAAATGACCCGGTGGCAGCAAAAGTTTTCTTGAATCTTCAAGAAAAAGCTTATCAAAAAGATCTTGAGGAATACAGGGATGCACAGAATGAAAAACTTATAAGTGCCACTGAAGCAGCAATGCAGTCCGCCGATGTTTGGAGTAGAACATATGCAGATATGACTGGATCTAGCCCATTGCTTAACTTGCAGCAAACAAGGAGTGATCGTTACAAAGATTCATTTAAGGTGTTTGATACTCAATCAGGAGTGCTGGACAAACAGGCAGAAGATCCCAATGCAGATCTAAAGGCTATAGCAGAACAAAGAGAGCAGCTTTGGAAACAACATACGCAAAGAATGCTTTTGATAGATCAAGTCTACAACCAAGATAAAACCTCTTTAGGTTTACAGTCTGCTAGTGAGACTCTTGGTGGTATGGCTGATCTAATGGGTGGTTTACTGGGTGAACAATCCGCAGGTTATAAAGCCATGTTTGCTATGTCTAAAGCATTTGCAGTCGCGCAAGCTTTAATTAATGCACCACAAACCTTTTCAAACGTTTACACCTCAGTGTCTGCAATCCCTTTAATTGGGCCGTATATTGCTCCAGCTCTTGCAGCCGCAGCAGTAGGTGTGCAGTTGGCACAGGCGGCACAGATCAAACAAACCTCATTAACAGGTATGGCACATGACGGCATTGGCAACGTACCAAAAGAAGGCACTTGGCTATTAGATGGTGGTGAACGTGTATTGAACCCTAACCAGAATAAGGACCTTACTAATTATTTGAGCAATCAAAAAGATAGTGGACCTCAAGTTGTGGTTTACAACAACAGTAAAGCTAATGTCGACACAACGCTTGGTGATGATGGGAAGGTATATGTGACCATTGAGGATGTTTACAACCCAAACAGTAAGTACAGCCAAGCCATGCAGGAAAGTTTTAATGTGTCACGGAATAGGGGGTGATAGTGGATAGACTCATGATTTGCCCTTTAATGAAAGGGTATAACTTTTCACCAGGAAGCAATTTAAGGGAGCAAGAAACAGAAGGGGGACCGCCACGGCAGGTCCCTTTTTTTGTGGGTGCATGGCACACAGCCGATGTTTCCATCTCTCTTAACAATGCAGATGAAAAGGAATATTTCTGGGCATTTTGGCGTGATAAACAACGCAGGCCTAACAATTGGCTTTGGAGATTGGCATTAGATAATGGAACACTTGAAGAGTGCGAATGTAGGTTTATTGCGGATTCTGAGCCTAAAGAAATCGAGCGTGACGGCAAGATTCTGCAAATCAGTTTTCAGATAAGAATTAAGCCGATTTATCGAGATCCTGAAAACGACAGGAACATTATTGAAGCTTGGCAAAATGGTGGACCAGCCGTCATAGGAACAATTAAAAAAATTCCTAATGAGTGGTTCCCGGCAGCAACAGGGGTTTGATGATGATAGTTACTGACGAAATGTTGGCTGTATTAGATCAATCATCTGGCCCCATTGGTTTGCTTGAGTGTGTAGAGATATCACACCCGAATTGGCCGCGTGTGCTCCGATATATTGTGAATGGCAGTGATCCAATGAATCTAACACATGAGGATGGGCAAACCTTTACCTATTCTTATGCACCTTTAAACGTTACACGAGGTAATGAAGAGGAAAACTTAGACCAGAAAATCACTGTTTCAATTGGCGATGTTGGTTCGGAAATTCCCGATTTAGTCGATCTAATTTTGAAAGATGCTGAAAGGGTTCCACCAATTCTAAATTATAGAGCCTATGTTATCGGCAAGTACGATACGCCGTGTTCACTAGCAAAAGATTTAGAAATAATTGTAATTACACGGGATTGGAAAGGTACGAGTTTTGAAGCACAGGCACCCGGTTTGAATAACTCAGGTAATGGGCAGATCTACTCAGCAAGCACAGATCCGAGCCTTGAGGGGTTCTATTCATGAATATTCGGCAGCTCTTTTACTGTGTTTATGATCCTGAAAACTTTCACTGCGTGCATTTTGTCATACTGGCTGCAAAAGTCATTTTTGAAAAAGATTACACGCCGTGTTTCTTGGGTTTAACAGGCCCACTGCAAGAAACAATCAAAACCTCACGCAATACAGTTCATAGAAACAAGCAAATAAAAGAGCCTAAAGATGGCTGCATTGTCTTGATGACTTACTCAGATCAAAGCTCCCATGTGGGGCTTTTTTTTCAAGGTCGAATTTTTCACTTAATTGAGCGTGGACCAGAGCGAATCACTGTGGAGCAAGCAGAGATTATTTTTAATCGGATTCGATATTATGAGCCAAATTTACCTACACAAGAACTCACTTAACAAAGATGAGGTTGATGTAATTGATGCAGATAATATTCTGTATGAATTCTTGAAAATCAAAAAAGAATTTCCACAAGCAAAGATTTATCGCGGCAATCCATGTCCTGAAAATGACATAACGCCCACCCGAAATGATAAAGCATCAATCGCTCGATTAACTGAAATTGCAGATGATTGCAGTGTTGTTTGCCATCCCGGTGAATTGGCCTCATTTGTAACTTGGGTTGCAACAAAGATTCTTGGCTCTGCTGTAACAGCACTTGTAAAAGTTCCAAAGCCAAACACAAGCAATAGCTCAATGTCTGGTTCAAGCAACAACAACTTATCAGATCCAGAGAACCGCCAGCGCTTAAAACAACGTATTCCGTTTATTTTAGGCCGAGTAAAAGCAATTCCAGACCTTTTTGCACCAGTCATTAAATATTTTAAAGATGGTGTGGAGGTTGAAGAATCTTTGATGTGTGTTTGTGAAAATCCAGTTCAACTCTCTACTTTTAAATCGGGTGATACCCCGATACAAGAAATACCGGGTACGAGTGTTTCCGCATACGGACTTAATCAATCTCTTATTGGTACTGAAACGATTTATAAGTGGGGCGATACATTTGATCAGCCACCAGTTATCGCGCGTCAGAATGCATCAATTAACGGTCAGACACTTTTACCACCAAACAGCACACGCATTGAAGCAAGCGACATTTATTTTCAATATCCGAACTTGATCAAGGTGAGTGACCAAGGAACTGCTGATAAATTTAATGCATTTGATATCAATGACTCACTTATTATTAGTGGTGCGAATTTCGGTATAAATGACTTGGTTATTACTGGGCAAGTGGATGTAGATAATACAAACAACACCTTTTCAATTGCTTCAAGTCAGACCGTTGTGGATTTCCAAGACTATCGAAAAATCAATGTTACATCTCTGTTAGTAACTGATCCCGAAAATGGGCAATTAGATCTTGCGGGTTTGTATGATATTGACTCAGTAACTTATGTATCTGGTGTTTATACGATTCATTTAAAGAATCCTGTTTCTACTAATTCAAATTTTGCCAATCTTACAGAAGTATTGACCGCTAATATTTCAGCAAATCTCACAGCAAATACAGCGAATATTTTCTTAGATGGCGATTACGTTGTGACAGGCGTTGATATTGCTAACAAGCAAATAACTCTTGCAACACCAAGCGCTGTAAATGATGACTGGAATAAATTGGCAGACTTGGCCGATCAAAAAACAGGTGCCGGCACAATTAAATTGAGGGGGAGCCAAGATAACTATATTGGTTGGTTTACGATTGAATCGGCGAAAGCCACTGGTTTGCTGCTTAACTTTCAAGCGTTAAACGGGATTTATCAAGGATCTGATGCAAAATTTGTGGATATCTATGTTGAATTCCAGCAAGTAGTAAATGGCAGTCCAACAGGCACAGTTTACAATCAAACGATTCGCTTAAATGGCAAGTCAAACAACCGCGATAGTGTCGGCGGCTCCATGTGGATTACATTGCCATTTACTGGTGCTGTACGCTTTAGGGCTCGACGTACTAATGACAATGGCGATGCTGTAGATCTATCTGATGAAACAAAGTTCTATACAGCTTACGCATATCATTATTTGTCTAAGCTTGTTTATGACAACCGGGTTCTAATACGCCAACGTACACAAGCTACTCGTGCAGCAACGGCAATCGATAGCCGTATGACAAACTGTATTGCTGAGAGCTTGGTTTACACATATCGGACTGGCGTTAAATCTGAAAATCGCATTCCATCAAGATTCATTCCAGATCTTGTCATTGAGTTAGCTTTAAATAAATTGATTGGCCGCAGAACTTTAAATGAGGTCAATATCAACAAACTTTATGCAGTCTTTGATGAAGTTGTTGAGTATTTTGGCTCGGAAAAGATGTCTGAGTTTAATTACACAATTGATGATGCTAACCAATCATTTGAAGAGATTCTCAGAATGTTGGCTGGTGTCTCTTGCTGTAATGACCGCCGTCTAAATCGTCAGATTTACTTTGAGCTTGAACGGGCAAATCGAGAGCCTTATTTATTATTCAACCACCGAAATAAAAAGGCTCGTACAGAAGTTAGAACAATCAGAACCAAGCCAGAAAACAATTATGACGGTGTTGAAATGACATACGTTGATAGTGAGGCAGGCTGGATTGAGAAGACTTTAAAGATTCCAAATGATCAGATTACAAACCCGAAAAAGATCGAAGGCTATGGTGTTGTCTATAAAAGTCAGGCGCACATAATCGCGTGGCGTGCTTGGAATAAGATCAAGTATCAAGCAATTAATTGTCGATACTCATGCTTTGGTGAAGGCGAGCTTGTAGGTAAAGGCGATCCAGTTGCGGTGGTTGATGATACTCGTCTTGCGCCAACTTTCTTTGGTGATCCTTCACAGGCGATTTTGTCCGGGGAAGTTTTGGCTTGGAATGGCTTAAATATTGTGGGCTCACAGCCTTGCAAGTTATCAAGTGAACACTCATTTGTGATTCACCTTCAACTTAAGAGCGGCTTCATAGACATTATCCCAGTAACACAAGGTCAAACTGATTTTGATTTTGTCTTGTCAAGGCCACCAGTTGAGGCGCTAGTAACACAAGGCGAAGTTAAAACTGTTTATTCACTTTCAACGGATGATCGACAAAACGATGATCTGTTTCTTATTACAACCAAGAATCGCGCAGGTGTCTTTGAAAATGAATTAACACTGGTAAACCTTGACGAACGTTATTATCAAAATGATAGCGATATAAAAAACAACCTTATTTAATTTTAAGCCCTATTGATCCCCGCATTAGCGGGGATTTTTTTTGGAGAAATTTATGGCGCTTACACCAGAAGGTTTTGAAAATTTAGAAAGAGATATTGACGATACTGGCAAGGCAATCAACATCAAAGGAATTATCACTCCGCGCTATGGTAATCCCTTTAAATCCGTGCCATTGGTTATTGAAGAAATTGAGAATAAAGGGGGGTATATTTCAGCACCATCGCTTGCCGCATTACAAGCCATCACCCCAACCTATAATCATCAAGTTGGACGTGATGATAGTACCGGTAATGAATACCGCTGGAATCCCGCTGCTGTTCCGACTCCTCAATGGGAGCCAACAGGTCGAAATTATTTGAATGAAGCTAAAGTGGATGCTACGAATAAAGCTAATACAGCGGAAACTAATGCAAAAAGTTATGCATCAACACAAGCTAATGCTGCTGCATCAAATATAAAGCAATCTGATTCAGTAAATTTACACGAATTTACTGATAGTGAGGGCGGGGTAGTTGCATCAATAAACTCCAAAGGGGAAAGTATTGCTCAAGACTTTCGTGGTGAATTCGGTAATTTAAATGCATTAAGTAAAGCTGTGGAAACTACAGAAGCCCCTAGTTTGCATACGTTTGCAGATGCTGGCGGTAATGTTGTTGCTCGACTTACAGCCGCAGGCGATTTTCAGCCCCAAGATGTAGTAACTGAATCTGGAAGTTTTAACTTAGTTGCAAATAAAATCACTGAGTATGATGTGCAAGAAGCGCTTTCGATTGAGACGGATGTCGAAGGAAACATTACTAAAATTATTAAAAAAGATGGAACTATCGTACCATCAATTACGCCAGTTTCTTATGGGATCGCAGAGTTTAGAGCTGGTGTTGTAAGCGCCGATATTATGAATGATGTCGGAAGGGGGATTGACAATAATCTCGTCAAAAATGATTCAGCATTAAAATTCACTATTACCGTAAGCCCATTCTTGGCAGATGAGACGAGACATCAACGAATGGCTGATGCTGTTTTGCTGGGTCCCAATCGCCTGTATGTTGCCTTTTCTCAGTTTAGTACGATGAGTACCGATCAGGCTGATGGACGACTTGTCGGGCGTTTTGTTGATTTCGATTTAACAAATCAAACAGCAATAATTTCAGAGACAATCCCTATCATTGGTGAAAAAATTGGAAGTCTATATAGGCATCCAAATTTTATCAAATTGAAAGACCGCATTTTAATGATATTTAATGGTCCATTACCGCAGCTTATAGTCTATGAGTCGCTAGATAACTGCCAAACTTGGCAAGAGAAAAATCGGATTGACACTACAGGAAATAAGCCTTGGGCATTAGCTCTTAATTCAGCAGTTCTTATTGAAGAGGGCCGATATAAAGGCCGAATAGTATTATCACTATTCACTTATCAGGCAGATGGTTTGGTTGGCACTGTATACAGTGATGATAACGGGGTTACTTGGATACGTGGTCAGACTTTGCATGGTGCTGAGCTTTTTCCTAATTATGCAACTATTAACGAAACATCGTTAGCTGTAGATGCTCAACAAAATTTAATCTTTATTATACGTAATGAAGCAACAACAATAGAATCTCGATACTTGATTTTCGCTAAATCAACCGATGGGGGTGAGACACTTCATATATTCGAGCAAACCACACGTACACCAGCTTTAGCGTGTCAGACAGGTTTAAAGCAGATAGCACCTCAGTTCTATGACGGATTGCCTAGAATGTTTGCAACTTGTCCAACAACGGGCGGTGGTAACCGTGAAGGATTTCGATTTCGCATTTCGTACGACAACTGTATGAGTTGGGCGCATGAATATAAGCCGTTTGCTGAAACATTGCGGGTAGGATATTCAACGGTAATTCCTCTTGATCAGAAAACTTATGCTCTACTTTATGAAGAGGGCACTATGAACGCATCACAATCAATCAGACTGACCTTTTTAAATTTAGCCGAGGTGATCTAACATGGCTGTAGTAATCCAATCAAATAACGTTTATACGGGTAATAAAGCGCTGCCAAATATCATTGACAGCATTACTCAAACATCTTCAAAAACTCAATTTTTGAAAAAATTATATGCAACCATAAATGGAGATACAGCATATATCACAGATGCTAACTCTGATGTGCTTTTTGACGCATTGAAAGCTCACAGAACTCGTGTTTTAGCCGATGGTGGGCTAATTCCTTCTCTAGCAAACACTTTGCGAGCATTAATTTTTGCTAATCAAAATAGCTTAACTATTGCTAACTATTCTGCTTTTGCTGCTGACTTCGGTATTAAGCTAGTGGGCAATACGGTAACAAAGCTATACGACATTGCTGGTCGTGATATGAAAGTGAATTCAGGTACATTTGAGAGAGCAACAGATGCTGGGTTCAATGTACTCAAAAACACAGCAACATCTACTTTAATTTCAGAAAGTTATATCCTTGGCAATCAGGGGATGATCTTAGGTTCTAGTTTACATGACGCTGATGCTGGCTCAAGCTCTTCACAGGCAGTTAAAGGTATGTATATGTCTGATACTGCAAATGGTTCAGGTGTTGGTGTTGGTTATCTAGAATCAAATCAAGGTGGTTCTAGTCGTCTTTATTACAAGCTACAAGCTAATAATACTATGACAAGCTTACCTTATGACCAGTCAGTAAATTATAAAAAATATAGCGGTTTGGTTGGTTATCTATCAAATTCAAACAACAGGGTTGAGATATATGAAAATGGCATCTTAAAAGCTGGTGCTACAGCAGCACAGGTGGATTTAAGTGCAGTTAATATCTATCCAGTTATTTCTGCATTATCGTTAAACTCATTTATTCGTGAGTCTTGGATAATCAGAAACACATCGCAAAATCTAGCTATGTTGCTCAGTAACTATTTGAATAAAAGCGTTTAACAGTAGATTGGTTTAGGTGGCCCATTGAGGCTTTTTTTTATACCTAAATTCTGGAGAAATAAAATGTCTGAAACTCAGTCTGCATTCGGGGTTGGTGCAGCAACGATAACGCAAAAAGTAACAGCAACTACGGGTGTGGGGTCATTTATCGGATTTATAGCCAAGATTGATGTTATTGCGTGGGGTGGTTTGTTTATCGCGGCTTTAGGTTTAGTTATTCAAATCTATTTTGCAATAGCTCGTAATCGCCGTGAGAGAGTCGAACATAAATTAAGAAAAGCTGAGTACGAACTTCGGATCGAAAAGCTAAAAGGTGACTGTAATGTCAAACAAGACTAAATATGCAGTGGGTTTATTAGCAGCTTCGGCTGCTTTTTTTATGGGCGTAAAAGTTGATGAGGGGTATACCTCAAAACCTGTAATTCCTGTTAAGGGAGATCGTCCTACTCAAGGCCATGGCTCAACATTCAAGCCAGATGGTTCACCCGTAAAAATGACCGATCCAGCAATTACACGCGCAACAGCGGATAAATGGTTGCGTAATGATGTTGCTAAACGTGAAGTGGCATTTAAGGATTCATTAAAGGGGGTGAAATTATCACAAGTTGAATATGACCTTTACCTTGATTTCTCATATCAATACGGTGTTCCGACATTCGCAAAATCATCAATGGTTAAGCATTTAAAGGCTGGTCAATATAAAGCAGCTTGCGACTCATTACTTAAATATAAATATGTTGCAAAGCGCGATTGCTCTATTCGTAAAAATGGCTGCTATGGCGTTTGGTTACGTCAGATCGATCGATATCAAAAATGTGTGAGTGCTAATTCATGACCGAAAATGTAACTAAGCTAACTCCATATTTAGAGTATTGGAGCAGAGGGATGTATTTATTCAAATGTCCGGGCTGCAAATATTTACATCCATTTCATGTCAATTCACACCCCAATGGCAGCAAATGGAATTTTAATGGTGATGTTAATAATCCTACATTCACGCCGTCATTACTTGTAAATGATCATCATCCAGCTAGTCGATGTCACTTATTTTTGACTAATGGAAAAATTCAATTTTTATCAGATTGTCATCATGAGCTTGCAGGGAAAACGGTTGATATGGTGCCTATAGGAGATCTTTAAATGTGGATTGTTGTAGCTGCTAAATTCTGGCGAGAAATCATTATTGGTTTTCTCGCTTTTTTATTGGTCATAACTTTGGCCGTACTTAATCACAAAGAAGGCCAGCTTAAAGAAGCTGATCAAAAATGCTTGGCTCAGATCCAGAAAATTGAAAAGAAAAATTTAGAGACCCTTGCAGTCAAGCAAAATCAAATCAATAAAGTGAGCGCAGACTATGAGCGAGTCAAAGCAGAGCAAAGCACAAAAGTCGAAACAATTACACGTGAAGTGCAAAAGATCGTGGAGCGTCCTATTTATAAGTCTAGCTGTATTGATGATGACGGGGTGTACCAAATCAACAGTCTTATTGAAGCCGGCAATACCAGCTAACCTATTGCAGCCTTGCCCCAATTTAAACGAGGTTGAGGGCACAACTGGCAAAGACTTAATAATCTGGTCGGTTGATACAGTTGCAAAATACAATGATTGCAAATCAAGACATAGTGCGATTGTAAAGGCTCTTGAATGAGAGCCTTTTATTGATGTGCAAATATTTGCTCATTTTTTTGAATGATTGTTGTTTTTGAGAAAAATTATTCTCAAATTGAGTTAGTTATTTATTTTTAGCATACCTTCAAGCGTAAAATAATTATTAGATTTCAAGTTTTGAGACATTGACCACGCCCGATTCTGATACATACTCCCTCCAAATCCTAGTTTGTATTTTCCAAACTTTTCATGAATTCCTTCAATTGCACACATCAAATTTTCAGTCTTCTCTAAATCGCTATAATCAGTTAATAAGTCGTAAGTAAAAGTATGCTTACTTTCAAGAGCAGTTAAGACAACTCCGCATTTCTTAAAGTCCACCCCGGCTTTATAAATATAATCAATCATTCTTGTTGTGACCTTTACCAGCTTCCTAACATCATCTGTAGGTACACTAAACGACTGTGATAATTCTCTTTTATAAAACGGCTTGTTTACATCAAAAGGGCTTGAGTGAGCAAAACCAATAATACACCCGCACAAAACTTGATCCTTTCTGACTCTCACAAAAGCTTCTTGTGTGCGTCTGGCGATAGCCTCTTTTAAATCATCCTTATCGATAATCTTTTGTTTAAATGCCCTTGAAGAAATAATTTGTTTTCTTGTTGGTGGTGTATCTTCTATTTCGATGCATGCAATTCCGTTTAGTTCAAGTACGGTCCTTTTCATAACAACGCTAAACAATGACTCAATGTGATACGGATTTGCCATCATTAAGTCATATACGTTATTAATTCCCATAGCTTCTAATTTTTTAGAATGTTGTCTCCCGACACCCCATACTTCTGAAACTTTTGTCTGTTTGTATAAAAGATTTCTAATGTTCTCTTGAAAGTAAACTAGATTACATACGCCATTAAAATTTGGATATGTTTTAGCAAGATGATTTGCCATTTTTGCTTCTGTTTTGGATCTGCCAACACCAACGCACACGGGGAGGCCAATCCATGCAAATATCCTATCTTTCATTAGTTTCGCATAAGCATTTAAATCATATTTATATTCGTATGCTGTCAGCTCCAAGAAAGCTTCATCAATGCTGTAAGTTTCATGTTCATGAGCAGCGACAAACTGTTTTAATATTGCGTGAAATCTCCGACTCATCTCCGCATAAACAGGGTAGTTGCTTGAAAGAACTGCGACATCATATTTTTTAACAAGGTCTAATATTCGAAATAATGGCTCACCCATTTTTATACCAATTCCTTTTGCTTCCGCACTACGCGCAACAGCACAGCCATCGTTATTTGAAAGAACAATGACTGGTCTATTGTTGAGCTTTGGATTAAAGAAACGTTCAATACTTGCATAGCAATTATTTACGTCAACTAGTGCAAAAATTCGCCTTCTCATACCCACCTTGAAAACGTTACAAATTCAAGTTTAATGGTAGAGATGAGGCTTGATAAATTCAAATTTAAAAAGCTGTGGATAAACAATGGAAAGTCAAAACTTGTCGTGGTTAAACGTGCATTTGGTCGGAAAATAAGCGCACTGTTTTTTAATAAATTGGGGGTAAGACAGGTAAACCTGTCAAAAGCCTGTCAAAAGCATACTTATAAATATAAAAGCATTGATTTAATTATGGTTTTTATGTGCGCCCTGCGGGACTCGAACCCACGTCGGTCGCTTAGGAGGCAACTGCTCTATCCAGTTAAGCTAAGGGCGCATAATTTTATGATTATAAACAAAAAAGCCATTGTCGAGACAATGGCTTTTTAAATTTATTTATTCTTCCGGATTCTCAATGGAATCTAGTTTTTTAGGATTTAAATAGTCAAAAAGTACAAGCATTGCCGTAATCCAAATAGGGATCATCATTACTGACTCTTTAAAGCCTTGAGTCCACATAATATAGAGAACCACAGCAATAAACGCTAAAACTAAGTAATTACTAAAAGGTGACCATAACGCTGGAAAAGATGTCTTAATATTCGCGTGCTTAACAAAGCGTCTATACTTCAAATGTGTAATTGATATCATTGCCCAGTTTAGAACAAGTGCACCAACTACAACATACATGAGATGTCCAAGAGCATCTTCAGGTACAAAGTAATTTAAAAGAACGCAACCAAAGATTAATAACGCAGAAAGCAGAACAGCGGGAATAGGAACCCCCTGTTTATTGGTTTTTGCAAAAACTTTTGGTGCATTCCCTTGTTGAGCAAGACTGTAGAGCATACGGCTATTTGCAAACATCCCACTGTTATAAACAGAGAGAGCAGCAGTTAAAATAATAAAGTTCAGTAAGTGTGCAGCCCAACCAATTCCCATTTGGCTAAAAATCATAACAAATGGGCTTTTGTCGAGACCGCCAAGATCTAATTGGTTCCATGGTACTAATGAAAGTAAGATTGCCAATGAACCGATATAGAAAATCAAGATACGGAAAACGACTTGGTTAATTGCTTTTGGAATAGTTTTTTTCGGATCTTTTGCTTCTGCTGCGGCCATACCAATCAGTTCAATACCACCAAAGGCGAACATCAAGAAAGCCAACATGTAGAACAGGCCGCTAAAGCCATTTGGAAAAAATCCACCATGAGACCAAAGATTACTAAATGAAATGCTTGAACCAACATCTGCTGTAAAGAGCAAATAAAGCCCAAACACAATCATAGAGATAACCGCAGCAACTTTAATAATAGCGAGCCAGAATTCGGACTCCCCATAAAATTTGACGTTGGTTAAGTTAATTGCAGTAATAACTACAAAGAAAAATAAGACAGAAGTCCACGCTGGAATATGAGGCCACCAATAATTAATATATTTGGCTACCGCGGTGAGTTCGCTCATCGCAACCAGAACGTAGAGTATCCAATAGTTCCATCCGGTTAAAAATCCGGGAAATTTCCCCCAATATTTATACGCAAAATGGCTGAACGATCCTGCAACAGGTTCTTCAACAATCATTTCTC